TAAGGGGGTTGGTCACTTACCTAGCAACAGAAAAGTGGCGCTAAAATAAAAAAAAGGATAAACTAAATGGAAATCATTAAGAAAGTTCAAGAATGGGCAGGAGCACTAGCAAATCTAGGTGTTTCCTTGGCAGCTCTTATGATTGTAGTAGAAGTACTAGGATTAGGCGCAATTCCATTCTTTCCAGAAACAAGCGTTGTTGGCAACGTTTCCGGAATCCTGGCGACTCTTGGTGCTCAAGGTCTAGTTGGCTTGGTAGCAATCTGGGTTCTTTATACCATTTGGCAAAAACGATAATAATTTAAAATAAGGAAAAAAATAGAATGCGTAATCTACTCATCACGACAGGAATTGTAGCAATCTTTGCCGGTGCTGCATTTGCCGAAGACACAACGGCCACTGCAGGGCCAACACTTTCTGGAGAATTTTCTATTGATATTGCAGAAACTGCAGCAGGTGATTACGGCGCCACAACAGGTTTAGATCTTGGTATTGATGCGGCTGGTTTAGCATCAGTAGATTTAGACTTTGGTTTAAATAGTAATGATTCAATTGAACTTAATGATTGGACAGTTGGAACGTTAATAGGTGGATCAATTGGTGTTTCTCTTGGTACAGACCAAGGTGTTATGCCAGGCGCTGAAGGTGAACAAACACTCGCAGCCCCAGCAATGGGTACGGCTGTTAAAGTTAATGTAGGTGATGCTGCTGTTGCCGTTGGTTTTACTGATATGGCAGCCGATGTCACAGACATTAGTAACATTCAAGGTGCATATACACTTAGCCTTGGTGACACATTAAATGTTACCGCAGGCGGTGATTATAACATGGACTCAGAAAATTTTGTTTTAGGAGTAGGTGCAAGCGGTCTTGATGTTGGTATTGCTTCATTAGGCGGTGCGTTGACATACGACATGGACGCCGAAGATATTGGTTTCGAAGTGGTAGCTAATGCAATGGGCATTACTACGTATTTAAACGGTGATCAAGATGAAATGTTACAAAATATTGGTGGCGAATACACTATTAGTTTAGGTGGTGCTGATGTTACTGCTGGAGCCGCATACAATCTTGATAACGAAGAGTTCACTCCAACACTTGGTCTTAGCTTCTCGTTCTAATCAATAATAAAATTATAATAAAGGGCGGCTTTGTCGCCCTTTTTTTATGCATAAAGATCTTCATTTTATAAATAAACACGTGAGTGATTTGATTTGAACATTTTATTATGAAAAAATTATAAGGGTTTAATAGAATGTTTAAAAAACTAATTTTTTACGTTGCCATATTATTTGTGGCATTACCGTCTTTTGCTCAAGATGCTGAAGACATAGCTATTGATAATACAATACGCACAGAGAATTATAATGAGAGTGTGATCGAACAAAACAGTGATTCGACAACAAAAGTTATATCTCCGCCTCCTTCCGCAATTGCCCCATCTATTAATTCATCAAACTCGGATTTGTGTACTGTTGGAGTTTCAGGAGCAGTGCAAACACAAATACTTGGTATATCCGCTGGAAAAACAGTAAGAGATATGAATTGTGAAAAGCTGAAGAACGCAAAGACTTTATATGATATGGGTATGAAGGTAGCTGCGGTATCTGTTATGTGTCAAGATCCAAGAGTGTTTAAAGCAATGATGAATGCAGGTACACCTTGTCCATATGATGGTTTAATTGGAGAACAAGCAAGAGAAGCGTGGAAAAACAATGTTTCTGAACAGCCTGGAAATGAAGACAAAAAGGAACCGATGAGTAATGAAACTAAATCAACTCTTTGGGGCGGCGGCATTATTGGTGCTCTCTTCCTCATATTGTTACTCTGAAACGGTAGGTTATGGGCAGACAAATAATGCCGCAATCAACGGCTTAACTTGGGCAATGCCTGATGTGTTACCTAATCTTGGTACAAGTGGATATACATTAACTATTAATGGAGTAATTTATCGTTATACTGTTGATAAAGAAACTGGTGATGAGTTATTAGTACACGTTCGTAATAAACATATTACAGAAGAAGAAAGTTATATTTTTCAAGAAACTGATGATTGGTCTGGATTACCTGGGAATACAATTAATAAGTTAGTTCCTCTTCCAAATTTGAAAGCGGAATTATTTGGTGATGGAGAAATAGCAACAGAAGGTGAAGGTACTGTTTCCGATCCAACTGTTTTATATAATTACAGATATAATTATGATATGTGTTGGAACCCATTAAATGACCCAACATGTCCTGGTTTTTTGCAGGCATTATATAAATATTTGAAAGATAATGGATTGCTTGGAACTGAATTAGGTATGGATGATCCGTATTATGACGAATGGGTACAAGCACAACTTCAATTAGAAGCTGAACTTGAAGAAGAAAAAGATGTACAACAGGAGGAAGAAAAAGACAGCGATTTAGAAGAAGAATTAAGCATTGATAGTCAACTTACAATGGACGCTTTAATAGATGTGGAAAAACAAGACAAAATGTTAATTGCTCTTCAAGCCGTACCAACAATAACTCCTTATTATTCTATTACCATTGATGGCGGAATGTATGAGGAAACAATAACTTTAAAAGACGCAAACTTACCTGATAATAGACGGGCATTAAGCAATTTAGCTAGTGATGCAAAACATAGATCTATGGTCCGTTCTCAATATAATGACGTTCAAACTGGAGATTAAAATATATGCTAAAAATTACTAGTATCTTATCTATATTTCTATTAAGTTCAACAGGAATAGCAGTGGCCGCTGATACTCCTATTACTGGAACAGTAGAAGCTAAATGCTCAATATATACCGACGTCGCTGGCGTATACGGTAACCCTAACCCTTATGAATTGAGTACAACACCTGCAGACGGTGGTAAGCACCCCATCATTCGCTATGATGTAGCATCAGCTGATTATTATACAGCAAAAATTTCATATCCAACATCATTCTCATCGGCACCTTCTTTAACAGACGCTTTAACGTGGACCGGTGACGTGGAAGTATCATCTGTATCAGATACAAATATGTCAGGGTATGAAGCTGCTAAAGTTCAATATGATAATATTACTGAATTTGATTTAACTGTCGCTGGTACTACATGGTTTAAAGTAACTTCAAACGTCCAATACGGATATACAAAATCGTTCCCAGCTGGAACTTATTCTACAATTGTGACTGCGGAATGTATTCCTAATTAAGAGATTATGATGAAATATATAATTGTTTTGTTGGCGCTATTTGCTAACAGTGTTCAAGCACATGAAATGACGCCGACATATTTTGAATTTAAACCTTCATATCTTGAAGGAATATCAAGTGTGAATTTACGTTTTTTTAATAGACGTGCTGATATTAAATATTACGAATTTAATGTATATGATAAAGATTGGAATCCAATTCCATTCGCTACTAAAGAAAGATTATTAAAAATTTCATATCTTGGCCAAGACGATATTGAAATATATGTGAGAAACGATGATTTAAGATTTATTACATATATTTGTTCTGAGTCCAAAATATTAAAAGAAGATATAGGATCCACCTTGGTTTCTTCTAAGATATGCTCAAAAATGAAATGAGATGAAAAATGAAATATTTATTGACTATAATTTTATTTTGTGCTGTGACGACCGCATATGCAGAATCTAATTCTATCAATTTAGCACTACCAGGAGGTCCTGGTAGCTATCAGTCTGATAAATTTAGAGCAGGTGAATTAGATTGTTCAAATGCTATTGGATCTGCAACAAATATGGAGTTTGGCGTGACAAGTATTATTCAAAATGGTTGGTACGATTCTATGAATAATTACTTTAACGATAGAAAGGCTGGTGATGTTGGAATTTATGCAAGAATTACCATTCCTCTTGGTAAAGTAGCTAAGAGTAGAATTGATTGTAATAGATTATATGAATTAGAATTAAGATTAAAACAACTTGAAGTTATGAAGTTAGAACAAGAAATTAATCGTTTAAGAGAATTACAATTTGAAAATTAAGTAGGAGAAAATATAAAAAAATGATTGATCCAGTTACAGCTATCACGGCTGCAACTGCTGCTTTCAATGGAGTGAAAAAACTTGTAAATGCAGGACGTGAAATAGAAGATGTAGTTGGCCAATTAGGAAAATGGTATGGTGCTGCGGCAGATTTAAATAGAGCTGAATCTCAACGCAAAAATCCACCAATATTTACTAAGCTATTTAGTAGCGGTTCAGTAGAACAAGAAGCTCTTCAAATTCTTGTTCATAAAAAGAAGCTTGAAGAACAAGAAAAAGAATTAGAAGCTATATTGAATTATAGATTTGGTTTCGGTACTTGGAAGGAAATGATCGAACTCCGGCGTAAGATCAAAAAAGAGCGAGAAGAGACATTATATAAACAACAAGAAAGACGTGAAGCGTTTTTTGAAATTGTATTTACTTTAGGTTTAATAGCATTATTAACGGTATTGCTTGGAGGTATAATTTATTTTATAGGTGTTGGAACAGGAAGATGGTAAAATGAGTGAAGTTGAATTTGGCGGAATGAAATTCAAAGGTGGTAAGATGTTTGCACTTCTTACTGCTCTATCAACTCTAGGTGGCGCACTTTGGGGAGGTTTTGAATTTTATAAAGACTATATGGATATGAAAGAGATTATCCAAAACATAGATATACAAGAAATCCAAGCGGCTAATGAATTACAACTTCAAAAATTAGACGACGCAATAAACTATACCGTAGAGATTAGAAAAGATTTAGCTAATGATGTAGCAAGAGTCGAAGCTACAGTTCGTGTCTTAGAAGGACAAGTTCAAAAAGCAGAAGAAACTGTTCGCGGTTTACGAAACGATGTTTATACTAAACTAGATACATTTGAAGAGCGATTAAGAACAACATTAAAAGACAATCAAGATACTATGGCTAATCTTCGTGATAGGATTAGTACAAACTTAGAAGACTCTGAAGCCCGTATTAAATCAACGCAGGCATCTATTGGTGATACTCTTGAAGGTATAAGAATCGAAATGAACCAACTACAAAAAGACGTGACACAATCAATAAGAGAAGTTGAAGCGGGAGTGCGTCAGACAGACAAAGATATACGAAATGATATGAAACAGCTTGATAAAGATCTGTCCGAAAGATTACAAGAAGCCCTTGATAACCCATTAGCAAATTAACAGGAGTCATTATAAATGGAAATTATTACAGCGTTTATTATATTTTTAGGTATGGGATTTGAAATTAATAAAGCACACGATAATATTGATACACTTAATCATCAAATTGAAACAATGAAAATGGATAATGAAAAACTGTTAAAAGATTATTCAACCCAACAACAAGACATTAAAGATTTACTTATTCAAGTTGAGCAATTAGGGTATCAAGTTTCTAAAACAGAAGAAAAACACGAGCAAGATTTTTTAAACCTTGCTGTGAAACATTCTTCTTCATATGCTCGTCACGAAACCATGTTAACTAAACATGAACATAATTTAAAAGTATTAAATATTAGAACAGATAGCATTTTAGAACAATTAAGAATTATGAGAGGTGAATAAAAAAATAATAAATGAAAAAACTATTATTTAATTGGCTTGTGAAAGATTATATAGATCAAGTAATAGATAAAAAGTTTCAGGAAAACGCATATGAACGATACTTTCACGCAAGACAAAAAAGCCTACACGAAAGAATCGCAAAACTTAGACATGCGATCGAAGTTTCATCGTCATCGGAAGATTTCTCGAAGGAGAAAGATGAAATACAATCCAGTGGTGTATTGGAAATATCCAACGATAAAGAACGAGAATTACAAATTTCGTCCAAGAACCGCAAAATAAATAATGAAAAGGAAATGCAAGATATTAAGAAAAAATTATTAAGAGGTAAAAAATGATCGAGCATTGTGCAAAAATGGCAGAGTGCGCCCAGATTGCTTATATGGATGGGCCCGAAGCTAAAAAAGAATTTAAAAGATTAGGTTATACTCAACACAAATTTATGGAAGCAGATGGCGCTCAATGTCACTTAGCTTCAAACAAAACGGAAGTTGTTTTGGCGTTTAGAGGAACCGAGCCTGGAGAATTTTCAGATATTAAAGCTGATTTAAATGCCTGGCCTGATAAAGCATTTAATGGTCACGGAATGGTACATAATGGTTTCCAAGAGGAAGTGAATAAACTATGGGATAAAATAATGATGGCTTTAGGTGGTATTAATAAATTACCAGAAAAAGATTTTTTCATATGTGGTCATTCACTTGGTGGTGCAATGGCTACAATTGCAACTAGCCGTTTAATTAACGGCGAGCGCGAACCGGATTGCCTATTTACTTACGGCTCGCCACGAGTAGGGAATAAAAAATTTGTTAAATCATTTGCTCACATACCTCATTTCCGCCACGTTAACAATAATGACATGGTCACTTCTGTTCCTTTTGCTTTCATGGGATATAGACACCACTGTCCGCCGCGCTACATCAACTTCTATGGAAAAATACGAAAAATGAGCAAGTGGCAGCGTACTAAAGATAAATGGCGCGGTCGTTGGGCAGCGTTAAAAAAGAGAATGCCATTTGATGGCGCGTATGACCATAGTATGGTTCATTATTGCAAGTATACAAAGGAGAATATAAATGTCTGAAGAAAAACAAAAAGCAATTGAAATGATAGACCATCCAGAAGGTAAGTTTGAGCTTGCAATTAGAATTTTAGGAAATGAAGTCCTTGGCTTACAAATGAAAGTAGATGACTTTAAAATGAAATGGTTACTAATTGGCATATTTAGTATTGCGGTACTTATGTGGGTAATGAGTTTGTTTGGACCTGCCATTATGAGTACATACGGAGTAATGTAATGGAAATGTTATCAAGAATGTTCGGCGATACGCTGTGGATTTATACAGCAATTGGCGGATCAATAATCGGTGCAGCTTTTTTAGCGTGGTTTAGAAATACACGCGCCGCACTTTATTTAATGTCAAAGTTTGATGCATTCTTAGATTATTTAGTAGATCGTTTCGGGTGGGATTGGTTACAAGACGATCCTGAAGCGTGGCGTAAACGTTATCCTAAAGTAACAAGTAAGATAGATAGTATAGAAAAACGTTTGGAGGAAATTGAAAATGGATTGGGTAAAAAGTAGATTAAAAGAAAGAACAAGTTGGGATGGGATCGGTTTGGTCGGTCTTGGTCTTCTTGTATTATTTATGGCCCCACTTGCTAAAATTGGTGCTGGAATTGCTATTGCATGGGGTGCCTGGACTATTTGGAAATCTGAATGATTTTAAATATTACAGATAAAGCTAAAGAGTATCTTCAAAAAGTTGGAAAGCCAAACATATCTTTGACAGTAAAAGGTGGAGGGTGCTCAGGTTTTCAATACGAATGGGGAACTACGGATAAAGAACCTACCATTGAAAACTTGTGGTTAGATCCTATGGCTGAAATGTTTGTATTTGGATGTACTATTGATTATATAGAAGAACTTGGAGGGGCTTATTTAAAAGTAATAAATCCTAACGCAACCGCTTCTTGTGGTTGCGGTGAAAGTTTTGCAATCTAATAGTTGACATCTACATTTATCTGTGTTATAAATAAATTATTGATAAACATCTTACGATTATGTTCGTGGGATTATTTAGGAATCCACGAATGGATAGTTTGAGAGAAATCACAAAACAAGAACACCGTAGAGCAGAACGTACTGCTTTTATGAGTAGAATGATAAAGAAAAAAATTAGTCCTTACGAGTATTACGTATATCTTAAAAATCAATTATTTTCATACACAAATCTTGAATATTATGCAACTGAAGCTGGTGCTATTACAAAAGACATGGAACCTATATTAAGGGGTGCTGCATTATTTAATGATGTAATTACAATGGAAACAGAACAAAAGTTTTCTGATGCTCCTATCTTTTCGGCATCACATCATTATGTAAATTATATTCGACAAATAAAAGATGATAAAGATAAATTGCTTGCTCACGTGTATGTGCGTCATATGGGTGATTTATCAGGAGGCCAAATAATTAAAAAACTTGTTCCAGGCCCAACTGCTTTATATGAATTTGATGGTGATCCTGTTGTTCTTAAAGATATCATTCGATCAAAATTACATAATAACTTGGCAGAAGAAGCAAAAGTATGCTTTAGTATGGTACAAAAATTCTTAGAAGAATTGGAGGATTATTTCAGTGAATTGGACATCAACGGTCAAACAGTATGAAGATTCTGAAGATCTTTACGTAGAACTTCCTGAAGATCTTTTAGATCAATTAGGTTGGGAGGAAGGCGACACTCTTGAATGGCATGGAAATCACGATACTGTATATATAGTAAAGAAATATATTAAAAATGACACCCCTATGGAATAGGTTAAATAATTATGCTACACAAATATCAAATAAGTTTGATGAATATTTCATAAAATATGATAATCCAAAATACGACGATAGTTTAAAGTTTTCCGGTTGGAAAGACGATTTTTGGTATTCTGACAAAATTCAAAAAGCTCATTTGAAAACAATCACACCACAAGACGGCAAGGGTCTTTGGTTAATGCATATTAATGTATTTCCAAAACCAGGAATTGAATTACCAATATTAGGATTTGATATTGTTGCCGGGCCTAAAAAGATCACAGGATCTTTTATGGATTATAGCCCATTACATGGTTTTCCGCACCCATATAATGAATATATGGAAAATATAACAAAAAACGTTAAATGGATAAAAGCAAGAGAATTACCAAATTGGGCGCAAGAAATATTTTCATCTAATATGATTGCCGTTGGAAATATAAACACAGAAGAAGAATTAAATCTATTCATTGACATTACATATCATTTAACAGATTATTATTTAGAGAACCTTGAAAAAAACTCTTGGGATAATGGCAGGGACACCACACCACTTTTAAATAGATACTGTATTAATCAAAAGAAAAATCCCCATCTGCATAGATCAATCTTGGCAATGGGAATATCGGAAGAAAACAAAGATCGTTACGTAAACGACGTATTATTCGAGGAGATCTAATGGCTTTTTTAGTACACCCATTACAGCCAATTAGTGTATATGTACGTAAAGAATATCTTTATAATTTGGAAAAAGGACATGGTGAATTAACTCCTGGAATTTGGATTAGTGTTAAATCTACAATGGGAAAGGCGTTATATTTTGAAACGCTATTAACAGATTACGGGGCATTATATGACAAGTTACCTATTTCAGCATTCTTATGGAAAACTGATCATGGCGAGCTTCTTCCTCTTGATGTTCTTCAGCTTTGGGATTGCTTCGACTACGACATTACCGTCATACAAAAACCACTTTTGTCTCGTTGTGAATTCTTTGGCAAAGACAAAAGGATGCATCCCGGAGAATACTGCTTCACGATCGACAATGCACATCGTGACCGTTCCATCATTGATACCAATTTCAGTGAGCACGATCCCGAGCACAAATCATTCAATATCATTAGACTTGACAACGGACAGTTTGCAGCACAACCAAATAATAGAGTAATTTGGAGTGATCAATCACTAATTCCTGATAAATTACAAAGACCTGACTTTAAAGTATGTACTCAAAATTATTGTGTTGAAACAACTCCAAAATGGTCTGTTGGTCATACTGATGAATGGCAATATAAAACGGAGGAAGAACAAATTAGTTGACATTTTATGTCTTATAAGATAAAATAAAATTATTCCACTTAATCGTAAAAGAAAAGGAGTATTCTAATGAAAGATTTTTATATTCAAATAAAAGATAGACATGGTGCATCAGCTTCAGTATTTATTTTAAATAAAAATGATAGCCAAATTGTATATAAAGATAATTTAGGAAAGAAATTTTACGAGGAAGAGTTTGCATCATTTCCACTAGAAGTAGTTGAAAGGTATGCAATTGATTGGGCACAAGGAAAAAGAAAACTAAATTGGAGAGAAGCATCATGATAGTTAATACATTATTAAGAGAGACTTCAGGAAAAAATTTAAAAGTAGAAATTCATTTTGATAAAGATGAACACACTTATGCCGCAAAGTATTTCATAAATGGCTCATTTCAGTCAGATAGATTATTTGGCAAAACTGATAGACTCACAGTTGAAAATGCTGTAAGAGAGTGGATTGATAGCGTAGGAGTACTTAAAGGTTAATGATTAAAACACGCACACCAGAAAATATTCACATGGCAATTTCTGAAAAATTATCAAAAGGTGCCACATATATTGATGCTTTAGTTGAATATTCAAAAGAAAATAATATTGAAATAGAAACTGTAGCTGAAATTGTAAAAAGATCATCTATTATAAAAGAAAAGATTAGGTCTGAAGCAATTGCTATGAAACTTGTAAAGAAAGAAAAAAATGACCTCACTGAACTATGCCAATGAAGCATCGTTTAGAACTTACGTAAATTACTTAGCTCTTAAAAAACATTTTGAAACTGATAGTTATGATTATCACAAGTATAATGGTAAAATTAGAGCATCGTTTGATAAATTCCAAACAAGAAATGATGCGTTCTTTTTTTATAAACTTGCAAAAAAAGATGATGCTCTAAATATTCTTGTCGCTAATCTTGTTCGTAATCCAAAAGCATGGATACGAGAAATCGTGGAAGAAAGAGGCGATGAAATATATACAGAGTGGAAAAGAAAAATTGATTCTATAACACATGTATATAAAACTGAGTTAAAAAAACTCAAAGATGATTATCACGAAAACTTAGTAGTTAAAGACGGTCAACATCCACACATTATGACAATGTATTTTCAAAAACAAATATCACTTGAGACGTTTACAATATTATCAAAAGTATCAAACGTTTATGATTATTGGGATGAAAAAATTGTTGACAAATTCGTCGCATGTGATATAATTAGATTATCAAAGAAGTATTATCCGTTCTTAGATATTGATAAAAAAAAGTTTTCAAAAATTACCAAAGATCACTTTTTTCAGGATAAATAGATGGTGGAAATATTTCCACGCATACATCGTAAATACAACGCAAAATTAGGAGATACAAAACATGACTATGTCGTTTGAAGCACTTAAAAAGAATCGTTCAAACTCACTTAACAAGTTGAACTCACAACTTGAAAAAATTTCACAAAAAAGTTATTCTGACCCTAACGAAGGTAAAATGTGGAAACCAACCCGCGATAAAGCAGGTAATGGTTTTGCCATTATTCGGTTTTTGCCGGCGGCACAAGGAGAAGAAATGCCATTTGTTAGATTATGGGATCATGGGTTCCAAGGTCCAACAGGTCTATGGTATATTGAAAACTCTCTAACATCAATTGGAAAGGACGATCCTGTTTCTGAACTTAATTCAAAGCTTTGGAACAGCGGAGTTGATTCTGATAAAGAACAGGCTCGTAAACAAAAGCGTCGCCTTAAATACATTGCTAATATTCTTGTTATTAAAGATAGTGGGAACCCAGCAAATGATGGTAAGGTTTTTATGTATCAATTCGGTAAGAAAATTTTTGATAAACTTAACGATTTGATGAACCCACAATTTGAAGACGAAAATCCAATCAACCCATTTGATTTCTGGGAAGGTGCTAATTTCCGTCTAAAAATTCGACAGTTTGAAGGTTATCCAAATTACGATAAATCGGAATTTGATAGTTCTTCTCCAATTGCTAATAGTGATGAAGAAATTGAAGCAATTTGGAATAAACAATACAAACTACAAGAATTGGTCGCTGAAAAGAATTTTAAAGATTATAATGAGCTAAAAGCAAAGTTATATCGTGTATTAAATCTTAACGGTGATTCACCTTCGTCCACAAGTACCGCAGAAGAAGATACTGATTTTGAATTGGACATGAATAACTTTAACATGAAGTCTCAAGATGCTCCAGCAATGAAAGAAGTTGAAACTCCTTCTCAATCACCTTTAGTTGACGATGAAGACGATAATGATCCAGATCTCGCTATGTTCAGAGACCTTGTTAAAAGCTAAAAGTTGAGGAGCTTCGGCTCCTCTTCTAATCATAAATAAGGAGGATAAATTTGGCAGAAAAAGACATTATAGATTTTGACTTTGGTTTTAGTTTTATTGATGATGAAATTGAAGAAGTAAAACAAACCGCTGCAAGTTCTGAAGCAGCCGCACAAGATCTAGAAACACAACTCAGCAATCTTATGAATGAAAAGATTGACTTGGATGCAAGGATTGAAAGATTATATTCTGCGATTGAACCTTTCCTTGATAATTTATGCAAATCGCCAGAAAAGTCAACTATTTTCTGGCCTGATCGCGTAGTAAAAATTCAAAATTATAAGGCAAAGCTAAAAGCTATTGCAGAAGGAGAATAATGTGAGTCTTTTAGATAAACTTGTAAAGAACAGCACTATTAAAATGACAGCTCCTATTTCGGAGTCTTCAGTTTTTGGTATAAAGGATATGGCACCAACACCGGTGCCTATGGTTAATGTTGCCCTTTCTGGTAGTATTGATGGCGGTATTAGTCCAGGCTTGCTAGTTTTAGCTGGCCCATCTAAACACTTTAAATCTGCGTTTGCGTTATTAATGGCATCTGCCTATTTGAAAAAACATAATGACGCAGTATTATTATTTTACGATTCTGAATTTGGTACACCACAATCTTATTTTGAGTCTTTTGATATTGATATGAACAGGGTTGTTCATACTCCTATTACAAATGTGGAAGAATTAAAATTTGATATTACCCAACAGCTTGACCAAATTGAAAAGAAAGATAATGTAATTATTATAATTGATTCCGTTGGTAACCTTGCATCAAAGAAAGAAGTTGAAGATGCACTTGATGGTAAATCCGTTGCGGATATGTCTCGTGCAAAAGCGCTAAAGTCTTTGTTCCGTATTGTTACTCCACATCTTAACTTAAAAGATATTCCACTTGTTGCTGTTAATCACACATATCAAGAAATTGGTTTGTTTCCTAAAGCAATTGTTTCAGGTGGTACTGGTATCTATTATTCAGCTGATGCTATTTGGATTATTGGTCGTCAACAAGACAAAGTTGGCACCGAGATCCAAGGTTATCATTTTGTAATTAATATTGAAAAATCTCGACACGTTAAAGAAAAATCAAAGATTCCTATTTCAGTAAGTTGGGATGGCGGAATTGTTAAATGGTCTGGTTTAATGGAAATAGCCGAAAAAGGTGGTTATCTTAGAAAACCTAAAGTTGGTTGGTATGAAGCTGTAGATCCAAGTACAGGTGAAATACTTTCAGAAAAACTTCTCAGAGCAAAAGAAATTGTTGACAATCCTGAATTTTGGGATAAAATATTTAAACAAACAAATTTTAAAGATTTTGTTAAAAATTCATTTAAAATTGGCGCATCAGGTAATATTATGCGTGAACACAACAATGAACATAAAGATTTGCTAGAAGAAGTTGTAGAAAATGATTGAAAAAACTGTATTATCAAACCTAGTATTTAATGAAGATTATTTTCGAAAAGTATATCCATATCTTAAAATAGATTACTTTGAAAGTAATGAGCATAAAAAAATATTTACAGCATATTCCGAGTATGTTGAAGAATATCGAGAACCTCCTTCTGTTGAGGTTCTCAAACTTACGCTTGATAAACGTAAAGATATGAACGAAGATATGTATAAAGAAGTCATGGTTCAAGTTGATAACTTAAAACGTGATAATGATACAGATCAGGAATGGTTAATTAAAGAAACTGAAAAGTTTTGTCAAGATCGTGATTTGTTTAATGCAATTCGTAAAGCAATTCTTGTAGTTGATGGATCTGATCCTGAATTAAGTAAAGACGGTTTACCAGCTTTATTACAAGATAGTCTTGCAATCAGTTTTGATAGTTCAGTCGGTCACGATTATCTTGAAGATTTTAATTCTCGTTATGATTTTTATCACAAGAAAGAAGAACGTATTCCATTTGATATTGAATTGCTGAACAAAATTACTAAAGGTGGTTTACCTCGTAAATCTATGACAGTTTTATTAGCGACAACTGGCGGCGGTAAATCGTTAGTTAAATGTCATGCTGCAGCTTCTGCATTGATGATGGGAAAGAATGTTTTATATATTACAATGGAAATGGCTGAAGAACGTATTTCGGAACGCATTGATGCAAATCTCCTTGATGTTACAATTGACGAAATTGCAGAAATGCCAAGAGACGTATATACAAAAAGAATGGAACGTTTAAAAGGTAAAAGCACGGGAAAAATTGTTGTAAAAGAATATCCTACAGGTTCTGCTCACGTTGGTCATTTCCGCCATCTTCTTACTGAATTACGTATGAAGAAAAACTTTAAACCTGATATTATTTTTATTGATTATTTAAATATTTGTGCAAGTGCTCGAGTTAAAGGTGCAGCGGCCGCCAATTCGTATACACTTGTAAAATCAATTGCGGAGGAAGTACGTGGATTGGCTATGGAGTACAATTGTGCTGTCGTTACTAGTTCTCAGTTTAACCGTGATGGCTATGGTAACTCTGACGTGGACCTTACTAATACTAGCGAGTCTATGGGGATTACTCATACTGCTGATTGTATTCTGGGACTCATAACATCTGAAGAACTTGACAGTCTTAGTCAAATAATGGTTAAACAATTAAAGAACCGTTGGGGAGACTTAAATTATTATCGTAGATTTGTTGTAGGAGTCGATAGATCTAAAATGAAAATATATAATCTTGAAGAAAGCGCACAGAAAAATATACAAAAAGAAAATGCAAAGAACAAATCAAAAGATACAGATGATGACGCTCCTGCTTTTGACAAAACATCATTTGGTCAACAATGGGATTTAAACAAACCTAAAAAATCTTTAAGTAAATTATTTGAAGTCGGCGAATTACAATAAGTATCGGATGAGTGTCAACTGATAGAGAGGCTGCGGCCTCTCTTTTTTTATAAATAGTTTATATAGAATAAAGAGCTCCTTATGAAATATGCTGATGTAGAAAACACCCTTGCAGAAGTCTATGGATACGAAATAAAAAAGATTACAAGAAATCGTATGGCCATAGTGACTGATAAAAGACAGGCTGCAATTGATATTACGTTGTCTGCATTTAGAGGTGCAAGATTAGTAAGAGATAAAACTGCCTTGAATATTTCTTCATTAGGAATTGTTCAAATAGGACCTACACAAGTTATTGCAAAGCCAAAAACAAAAAATGTTTTAAAGGCTGAGCAGGAAGCTACTGAAATACTGATAGACGTAATAAAGGACGCAGTTGAACAAGAAGGCAAACCTATACGCGTTAAAATTGGAAGATATAATGTAGAAAATGTAGTGACAGCTGCAGCAGATCAAATCAAAGGAGATCCAAAAGCTGATATTGCTTTAATAAATGATAGTACAAGAGAAGTTGGTTTTATATCACATAAGAAAGCAGGCGGAGCAAGAGCTTATCAGCAATATGGTGGAATTTCATTAAGATCTGGACAAATTATACATGAGGATATTTTAGTTGAGCAATATGTAAGAGATCTAAACAATTTTGTAACAAGAGAATATATTGATGGGGCAGCAGGAGTTGGATTTAGTGCTTGGAGGAAAATAGAAGATACACCGGCCGGAAGGAATCTTGTAGGCAGATCTGTATATGGGCCAATGTGGAATAATGGTGCCACATTTAACAGAGAAAGCGTTCATTGTATAGGACAAGGAGCACCAATACTTACAAGAAATAATGACGGTTCATATAAACTTACTTTTTCGGAATCTATACATACAGCCGATGATTTAACTTGGGCTTTTAGAGGTGAATATCAAGCAATATTTGCAACAACTTATAGAAATGGAAGAACAACAAGTCATCAGGATATTATTGTAAGAAACGCAAGAAGTGGAATATATCCATATGACTTTATAACTAGTAGAAGGGCAACGGAAATCTAATGATAGGTTTTAAGCAATATATTACAGAAGCAATTAAAGCTGAAGATTTTGAAGCGGCGATTGTTATTGGCTGGCACGAAATCACAGGACAGAAAATTAATCCTGAGGCTGCTGGTATTTCACAAAAAGTATATGATAGTATCATGGCTCAACCACAATACGTTGAGGCAGGCAAAAAAATTGCACAATCAATTAAAGATCATTTCAAATTAGGTAATAATGTAAAAGCAGAACAGTATGGTCGTGCTAAGTCAAAACTTACTTCGTTTTGGAGTGGTTATGGTGCGACCGATACTACTCCAAAAACTGATATTCTAATTGGTGATAAAAGATTATCGTTAAAGATTGGAATGGCTCAATTAATGTCAGGTGGTAAGGCAGAATCAACCGCAACTTTCTATGCAGCAATGGAAAAAGCAAACGTAAAAGATTCTCCTCAATTGAAAAAAGTGTTAGGTATTTTTGAAGATTTTGTTACGGCTTCAGTTGCACCAACACAATTAAGACCGTTAATCAAATCTCGTGAAAATGAATTAGTAAACCGCGGCGAAGCTGCACATAAACAGATTATGTCTGAACTTGGAACTTTATTTGAAGAAAACGAAAAGTTTAAGATTGAGTTTGCTCGTGAAGCAATGTCAGGATTTATGAAGTACGGTGAAGACAGTAATTCAGCCGCAGAGTTTATGGTGGTTTCGGATCATAGCGGATCTTCAACAAAAATCACATCTGTTTATGATGATGCATATTGTAAAAAGATTGCTGATGCAATGAAACTGCAAGCAAGATTTAAAACATCATCACGTAAACTTAAAAATGTTAAAACAGGTGAGTACAATTTTTGGTCAGTTATTTCTTTAATCGTTGATGCTAAACTTAAAGAAGAAGTTGAGCTCGAAGAAGGAATGTTTAAAAACGTTATTAGTCGTATTAAAGGAACATTTGGTCAAGCACTTAAAAAAGCAAAATCGTTTATTTCTGGAAAAATTAAAAACGTCTTGTCATTTTTTGGAGTAGAGCCAGTAATTAAGGTAAGTAAAAATGTTAAGTTTTAAAAAATTCATTAGTGAAAAGAAAATCGCCCATGCATTAGATCCCACGAAATCTTTGAAACACGCTATTAAAGACCGTGGATTTGATAAAGATAATGACGGCGATGTAGATGAGTTCGATAAAATAACCCCTGATGAAATTAGTGGCGCTGAAAAGCAAAATCAAACGCCTAAAATGATGAAAAAATATGCAGGCGAACTTAAACATACTCGTAAAGGTGTTGCTTACAAATGAAAACATTCAAGAAGTTCATAGCTGAAGATAAAAACCTACACATGACTCACGCCGAGGATGCAGTTATTGACGGCGGAATACTTGGTACAAGAAATGTGATTAATTATCTTAGAGATATTAGAGATATGCTGTCAAGTAATACAAAGTCTTCTGTTAACATTAGTGTTAAATGGGATGGAGCACCAGCTGTATTTGCTGGAACAGATCCAAGCGACGGAAAATTCTTTGTAGCCAAAAAAGGTATTTTTAACAAGAACCCAAAAGTATATAAAACGCACGCTGATATTGATGCGGATACAAGTGGAGATTTGAATGCAAAATTGAAAATTGCCCTTGATGAGTTTTCAAAACTCGGTATCAAAGGCGTAGTACAAGGTGATTTCCTATATGAAAAAAGTGATATTAAAGAAGATACGATTGACGGTGAACCGCATATTACTTTCCATCCTAATACGATTGTTTACGCGATACCTAAATCATCAGACCTTGCTAAGGAAATACTCGGATCCAAAGTCGGAGTGGTCTGGCATACAGTATACCGAGGATCAAGCTTTGAAGAAATGTCTGCAAGTTTTGGAGAGGAGATTGCTTCAGGTCTTAAAAAAGTAAAATCTGTTTGGTCTGTTGATGCGGTATTTAAAGATCAATCTGGTACAGCAACAATGACTGCCTCTGAAACTGCAGAAATGACAAGGATCCTTTCTCAGGTTGGAAAGTTATTCCGTTCTATACCTAAGAAAACATTTGATGGATTACTTCCTTCTGCAAATAAAGAACTTAATATGCGAGTAAATACTTATATCAATACAAAGGTTCGAGAAGGTCAACGTGTTGGTAATCCTAAAGTATTTGTTCGCGGATTACAAAGCTATTTGAATAATTGGTATGATAGTGAAATTGCTACAAAAAAATCTGCCAAAGGAAAAGCAACATGGGAAGCAAAAAAAGCTGATACCATGAAATACTTCAAAACAAACAAACCTAAAGATATTGAGAATTTGTTTGTTATGTATAACCTTATAGTAGACGCTAAACATTTGGTTGTGCGTAAACTTGAAAAGGTTGGCGGTCTCAAAACACTATTAAAAACTAATAGTGGTTACGAAGTAACAGGACAGGAAGGATTTGTTGCTATTGATCGTTATGGAAAGAATGCGTTAAAATTAGTAGACCGCCTTCAATTTAGCAGGGCAAATTTTTCAGATCAATACATTAAAGGGTGGCAGAGATAAAATGGCTATATGGAATAAATCAACTCAGGCATATTTACAAGGTAATAAAACTTTATTTGAAGCGTTCATGCTGGCAGATAAAGATGGTAATCTTATCAATTCGTTTGGAGTTGCATCTAATGTTCCAATTGCTGCGGGCGACGTTGCCGGATGGTCAAATATTCATAAGTTTGGTAGAAATCCAAATGTAGGAAACATACCAGAAACTATTTGGATGTACGGAGGACTTT